GAAAGAACATCGACTTGGGGAACAATTACTTCTCCCTTTTTGGCTTGTTTTCGTGCCACGTATTATTTGTGTTTAATTTTATTAAAAAGCTTTTCAGCGTAAATGTCTTCCTCATTAGCAAGACGAACGAGATCATACATCTCAAATGAATGGCTGCTATAGCAGACTCTTTTCTTTTTCACTCTTCCATCTTCGATGAAAAAATCTCTATCCCAATTGAAGAGTTTTTCTAGATATGTAAATGTAATATCTTTCTGTTTAAATTCGTCAATTTCAACTTCAACATTTTCCGTATGAGGAACCGCGATTTTCATATTAATAGTGTTCAATAGTATTGTCTTTTCCTGAGTTCTTTTTAATTGTTTTTAGGACGTCATTCCAACCAGAACCTGCACGTCGAATCGGTGATAAAGCGCCTTCGAATGATAAGCCAGGAGCAGTTACTCCTCTTTTAACTTTACCTCCTTCACCGCAAGGGCAGTCTTTTCCAACGGGATAGTCACGGTTTTCAATGGTGTGTGCCTCTTCCCATCTCTTGTTGCATTTGTCGCAATAATAATCGTAGATCATAGTTTTTTAAACCAATTTGGTGTGTTACGCTTCGACCATACCATGGAGAAGCGATCTTGTTTTGTTTGATAGAATTTTTGATATGAACCAACAGGATCTGAATAGTCCATACACTCTGGATTAGATTTCATTGCCAATGGCCAAGGATTCCATTTATCGTTTTTGATATTTTTGGGTGTTTCCTTGAGCACATCTAGGAGTTGTGTTTCCGTAGAATGAATCTTACCATATCTGTATGTATACTCCTTACACAACCACTTGAACAACAAATAGTGCCATTTGTAATGGTATTCTGATTCCATAGTCCATACAGTACATGGATGGCCAGTATGAACTGCCTTGTAAAGAACATCTTCGCGGCTATCATCGAGTTGCCAATAACGTGACATTGTTTTGCCGGTAGATGATGGTCTACGTGTTTCTGTACCGTCAAGCATACGATGTGCAGTTGACAACATTTGAGCAGACTCGATAATCATCTTTACAACATGCTTATCGCAATGCCACTTTGCAGCAATTTGAGGATTCGGTGATAGCGCGAATATGTTCATTATGAAGTTATTCTACACTGAAATCGGTAGAATGTAAATCACAAAATTTCAGGAAAACAAGCTGCAACTAGACTCTTTGTAATTTTTGAGTATTTCTTCATATGAAGAGTCGTAATTGCACCATCCTTAGCAGCACATAAGATATTAGCATCTTCTTCGTTAATCTGTTCAAGAATACCAATAAAGATCTTTTCCTTCTTCAGTCTTGGTAAATTTGAACCTTTTACACACATTCCAATTGGTTTGAATGCATTTTGAAGAGATGCCGGTTCGCGACCTTCTGGGCATGGTTCAAACGGTGGTTTACCATATGGAAGATCAAGTTCAATATTATCGTTATAACAAAGTTGAAGAACTGACTTTAATTGCTTGAATGCGTTCTCTTTTAGGTATGCAATACGGTCTTCTCTATTATCGAGTTTGCATACTTCCTCGAATACTTCATGAATATATTTTTGCATAATAATTTAGGCTTTTGGGAAAAAGTCTGTCACTGAACTGATTAGCATATTACAACGTTTTTCAATGAGATAGGGCAGAACATTTCCCCTTTCTTTGTTTGTCTGTAATTGATATTTATCCGTGATAGATTCCTTAATATCGTCTGGAATACAGTCTAAATCGATCACCTTCTTATTACGACAGAAGTTGCGATAAGTCTCATGGCCCATAGCTTCAGCCAATTGTGAAGGATCTTTTGCATCATACCATTCTTGAATCTTCTTAGCACGCATTGGCTTTTGGCGAATACCTTCTGTAAATGTGTCATCTCCGCTGAAGATATTTGGAACACCGTCACTTACATCACCACGGCAGATATGATCGAACTTATAAAATGAAGGATCATCGACTGTAACAAAGTCACGTTTCATTGGACTGAACTGTTTGACATTTGAATAACGATGAAGTTGGAAGAAGTCTTTATCTGATGAAACGATCATTACCGGTTCATTCTTACCGAACTCCTGAGTAGACTCTACTAATGTCGCAATAACATCGTCTGCTTCTGCACGATCTGCAAGTACCACGGGATAATGCATTTTTTCTGCGATCTCATCACGGACAGTATTGATAAGACTAAAGAAGTGTCCCCAGTCGAGTGGTGACTCATCACGGTTTGTCTTACGTTTTGCTTTATATTGAGGATATGCTTCCTTACGCCATGATGAACTATCACACGCAATTACCATTTCACCATATTGATCTCTGAACTTCATATTATACATCCTGATCCGATTAAGAATCATATGTCTAATAAGACCTTCCTCGATTTCTTCTGGCCTATCTTGTGAGAAAATAGACGCAATTGCGATTCCTGAGTAGTCTGCTATAATCATAGTATTTGTTTGATTCGAGTATATTATACCCTATATTTCAAGCAATGTAAATACTATTTTTTCTTAAGAACATGAGTTCTATGGATTTTTCCCCCGATAAAGGCATTATAGTACTCATCAGGTTTAAATAGAACTTCTCTGTCAATCTGCTCTTTCATTTCGTAGTAAGTGAGTTCACCTGGTGAGTCACAAAGTCTTAAAATGATTCGTTTAAACCGGTCTCTTCCGAACTCTTCAACGAGAGACTTTACTTCAGTGTTTGATCCAAAATAGTCTTTCCAATCAGACTCTTTGAGAGATCTACGTTTGTTCTTACGCCCCTTAAGGGGAGGTCTTGTTACTCTTGACCAAAATTTCTTTTTGCCGATATATTTCATCCCATTATGGGTATCGGTAATTTCATAGACAAACCCATGATGTTTCTCTATCATCTCAGAGGTAAACTCTGAATCATTGTATAGCCACATGAATTTATTTATTCAATCCATGAGCCATCGGCAATACGCTTCTCTTTTAATTCTTTGAAGTCTTTCTCTTTAGTTCCACCATCGTATTCCCAAGCGTAACCCTTATCAACCATAATTTCGTTGAGTGATTTACTGAATTCTTCAGTGTATAACCATCCTAAGATACGGCCATATTTCCCTTCTTTCTCAGTCTGAATAGTTAAGTCACTTCTTCTGAGTTGCTTATACAACCAATCTTTCGCCTCAAGACCAAGTTTCTTTTCTTCAAGATCACGTGTTCTTGATTCTGGTGTATCAATACCTGCAACTCTTACTCTTTCTTTTTTAGTGAGACCAAATCCTAAGTCAATGATTACGTCAATAGTATCGCCGTCAACAACCTTCGCTACTTCTTTTACTTTATATGTGTACATTATTCTGTATCTATATCATCTTCAACTTCCACATCTGCGCTACCGCAAAATGGGCAAAAATCAGGAACCAAGCACTCACCATACTCGTCTTCAATATCTTCAAACCATTCGATATAATAATCAGTATGGCATTTTTGGCATGTAATACTTTCCTTCATTATGCTTCACATGATGCGCAGTTTAATAGATTGCGTGATAATTCTTGGGATGGATTTGTACCTCGATGATAGTAAAGTGTTTTTACACCTTGTTCCCATGCAAAGATTAGAAGTTGATTAACTTCTTTCACTGGTGTTTTAGGGTGAATCATCAAGTTAATTGACTGCGCTTGGTCGATATATTTTTGACGAATCGATGATTGAATAACGACCTCTTTCTGTGAAATTTCACCGAATGTCTTAAAGACATCTTTCTCTTCTTCCGACAAGAAATCGAGATGTTGTACTGATCCACCGTTTACAAGAATTGATTTCCATGTCACTGAATCACTCTTACCGTGTTTCTGAAGTACTTCTTCTAAATATGGATTCTTATATGTGAACTTACCTTTCGCTAAGTCTTTCACAAAGTAGTTTGAATTCAATGGCTCAACAGATGGTGAGACTTGTCCTAAAATGAAACTAGATGATGTTGTAGGAGCAATTGCCATAGTTGTCACATTACGCATACCATACCCTTCAAGCAATGGTGGTTCACCATACTCTTTTGCTAATTCAGCAGATGCTTTATGTGACTTCTCTTTCATAGATGAGAAGATTTGATTTGTGAGCATCTTAGCTTCCATTGATTCAAATCCGATCATCTTACTTTGAAGATAAGAATGCCATCCAAGAACACCAATCCCCAAAGCACGTTGGCGTTGCGCAAATTTACGAGGAGCCTCCATGTATGGAACACCATCAGTCTTACGAATAAATTCGCTCATGACAGCATCAAGGAAATATGTCAATGTCTCAACTGCATCCGTGTCTTTCCAATCATCCCAGTGCAACAAGTTCAATGAAGATAGGTTACATACAAATGATTCATCCTTATTTGAATGAAGTGCAATCTCTGAACACAAGTTAGATGCATAAATCTTAAGATCTTTATCCTTATAAACTTGTGGAGCATTGTTATTCATATTGTCCTCAAAGAACACATAAGGATAACCAGACTCAAAACGCTTTTGAATTACCTTTGCCCAAATCTTTCTCTTATCGCTATCTCCACCAATCATGGATTCCATCCAGCTATCAGACACAGTAACACCAATAGAAAGATTTTGAATAGGATTACCATCACTACGAATCCTAAGAAACTCAAGAATATCTGGATGAGAGATAGGGAGATACGCAGCGAAAGAACCGCGACGAACATTAGACTGAGAAACAACATTAGTTACACTTTCAAATAATTCCATAAAATGAACGGGACCATTTGATTTACCTCCAGAAGAGATATCAGCACCACGTTCGCGAAGATCACCAAAGTAAGCAGAGGTTCCTCCACCTACTTTAGTCATCATACCAACCTCAGCTTGTTTGCCAAGGATAGATTCAAGAGTATCGTCAATATACGATCCAAAGCAAGAAATTGGAAGTCCTCGCGTTTTACCGTAATTTGCCCAAATAGGCGAAGATAAAGAGAACCATCCATAAGACATGTACTCTTGAAATTTATTAGAGAAGCCTTCGATGCCAAGCTCTTTTTCAGCGGTATCGGCAATCTCCCTAATTCGATCTTCGGGCGTTTCATTATCCATCAAGTA